TCGTCAGATTGTACTCGGCAAAGTCATGCAGGTGCTTTACGACCGGGCAACGCTAGAGGGGCCCGACCTCGTCGGCAGCCTCGCCGAAGCCGGCGACGTGCTGCGGGTGGTGCTCAATCCGGTGCCATTGAACGAGATTGCATTGGTCTGGCAAGCGCTCGAGACCCCGTACATGCTCTGCGTGTCCTACGTCGTCCGGGTGGCATTGCTGCAGAGCACTGATGCCGGCGGCGGTCATCGGATAACCGCGGTGGATCAGGGCTTCGGCTTGCGACTGCCGGGCTCGCACGAGAGCGGATGAAATGAGCTTCCCGATCGGCCCGCTCGAGCACAGCCAGACCCGGCTCACCTTGGCGCTGCTGCTGCGCGATCGGCTGACCTTCGCCGACGCGCTCGTCGGCAACGTCGGTGTGACGGCTGGGCCTGGTACCGGCTGGCGCAAGAACGGCAGCGGCACATTCCTCTTCTTCAAGCTGCCCAACGGAGCGGTTGACCTCGCCGTGCGCAGTGCCGCCGACACACCCTACTATCTGCCTGCCGACATTACCGTGACGATCCCGCCAGCATCGCCGTTGTGGCCCGCCTTTCCTAACATTTCACTTGCCAACCCAGCCCTCCCACTATCGGACCCGGGACAGCCCGCCGCTTATCGGACGCAGTTCCTGCAGTGCTGCCTGTCGCCCGCGATCGCCTACCCGTTCGATCCCGCGGCGACGTTGGTGCGCGGCACGGTGCTGCACGGTGACGCTCGCGTATCTGGGGTTACGATCTCCGACCTCGGCGGTCTGGCGCTGCCCTACGTGACCGCGGCCGACGGACAGTTCGTGCTGGTGTTTCAGAAGCCGCTTGGCCCGCCGACGAATGTGACAATCCGCGCGGCGCGCGGCGGCAACCCCGACGTTGACGTCACTGTGATGGTGCGCCGTGCCGCCACCACAAGCGTCGTCATTAACTTCTGATCATGCGAGCGAGGAGCAGCTCATGCCCGAATATTTGACGCCTGGCGTCTACATCGAAGAGCTCAATACGGGCAACAAGCCGATCGAAGGCGTATCCACCAGCACCGTGGGCTTTCTCGGCATCGCCGAGCGCGGCCCCGGCACGGCGATCCTGATCACAAGCTACACGGATTATGCCCGCGCCTTTGGGCAAGCGGGCGTCGGGGTCGCAATCGTTGCCCTGGCGTTAACCAGCCCCGCAGTCGCCGCCGGCGGTGCCGGCTACACCAATGGTGGGGGGAACGGCAATTTCCCGGCGACCATAGCCGGCGGCACGCTTGCAGCCGGCGGCACTGGCGCGACTGTCGAGGTGACCCTGGCCGCAGGGGTTGTGACGGCGGTGTCTCTGGTGGACGGCGGGAGCTACTCGATCGCGCCAGCCAGCCCTGCGACGATCGTCGGACTGGCCGGCGGGGCCGGCGCGCAGATCAGCTTCGTTGTGGCCCCGCAGACGAGACAGACCTATTTGCCTTATGCAGTCGAGGGGTTCTTCCAGAACGGCGGTCAACGCTGCTTCGTACAGACGGTGACGTCCGCCGCCGCCGCCGCGGCGAGCGGGGCCGGCGGCGGGCCGATGGGCGTTACAGCCATAAACAAGGGTAGCTGGGGCAACCGTGTGGCCGTGAAGATCGAGGCCGGCAGCAGCGGCGCCAGCATTAAACTGACCGTGATGTACTGGTCGCAGATGCCACCGACGGCGGCTAATAATGTGGTAAAAGTGGATCCAACAAGCCGTGATCCAAACAATCTGCGCAGCGCGGACCGGCGCGAGCCGCAGATCACGGAAGTGTACGACAATCTCGAGAGCAATCCACTGTCCACGAATTTCTACGGTGCACAGATCAACGGTGTCTCCAACCTGATTACTGTGACCCAAAGCGCCCCCGGCCTTCCGGCGGCACAGCCGCTCACGTTGCTGACCAGCGGCAGTGATGGAAAACCGTTAGAACCGCAGGACTTTGAAGGCGATCCCAACAAGCAACCGGGGCAGAAGACCGGATTGGACGCCTTTACCGAGATCGACGAAATCTCACTTCTCTGCTGTCCCGATTCTTACGCGCTCGGAGACAATGACACCATCAACACACCTCTGATCAACCAATGTGAGGTTCTGAAAAATAGATTTGCCATCCTCAGCAGTGCGTCAACCCAACACATTCCGTTCACCATCTCTTACAACTCTAAGTACACCGCGTTCTATTATCCATGGCTCTACGTAATCGACCCGCAGACAAACCTGAAGGTCTTGATCCCGCCCGGCGGGCACATCGCCGGCATATACGCACGCAGCGATGATGCGCGGGGAGTGCAAAAAGATCCCGCGAACGAGGTAATTCGTGGCATTGACTCGCTCCAATTCACTCTCACCGACCAGCAGCAATCGGTGCTGAACCCGATTGGCATCAATGCGTTGCGCTACTTCAAGGGCGCCGGCAATTTGGTCTGGGGCGGGCGTACGACATCCATCGACCCCGATTGGAAATACATCAACGTCAGGCGCCTGTTTATCTTCATCGAACAGTCTATCCTACGCGCGACCCAATGGGCCGTGTTCGAGATCAACGACGAACCGATCTGGGCGCAGGTCCGCCGCAGCATCACCGACTTTCTCACCCGGCTGTGGATGGACGACATGCTGCAGGGCGCGACGAAGGACCAGGCGTTCTTCGTGCGCTGCGACCGCACGACAATGACCCAGTACGACATCGACAACGGCAGACTGATCTGCGTCATCGGCATCGCGCCGGTCAAACCCGCAGAGTTCGTTATCTTCCAGATCGGCCAATGGGCCGGCGGCAGCAGCGTCAGCGAGTGACAGGAGGAATAAATGGCACAAGGAGCGCGCAACGATCCATATGGCCAGTTCAATTTTCTCGTGCAGATCGATGGCGTTACCAAGGCCGGGTTCAGCGAGGTCAGCGGTCTGACCACCGACAGCAACGTCATGGAATACCGCGAAGGTAGCGACAACAATCACGGCGTCAACACCACGCGTCAGTTGCCGGGCTTGATGAAGTACGCCCGCATTGTGCTGAAGCGCGGCTTCACTAAGGATGCAACCCTATGGACGTGGCGCCAGGGCGTGCTGCAGGGCCAGACGCAGCGACAGAGCGGCAGCATCACGCTGTTGGACGAGGGCCGCAACAAGGTGCTGAGCTGGAGCTTTCACGACGGATGGCCTGCCAAATGGGAAGGCCCCGCGTTGAATGCCAAGACCAGTGAAGTGGCGATCGAGACCCTCGAGATCGTCCACGAAGGCGTGGTGCTGGATCAGTAGTGGAAGGTGCGTCATTCCCGCCTATCTCACACCAGGCATCTACCAGACGACTCCAACGACGCCGCCGCCGCCGCTGACGTTGGTACGCACCGACATCGCCGGCTTTGTCGGCTTTGCCGAGCGCGGCCCGTTGCCGGAGGACTTCGCGCCAGGCTTCGACGCGGCGCTGGTGGGGCGCCGGCTGACGAGCTGGGCCGAATACCAAGCAGCCTTCGGCTCGTTTCTGGCGAACGGATATCTCCCTTACGCAGTGCGCGCCTTCTTCGAGAATGGCGGGGACACCTGCTACGTAGTGCGGGTGGCAGCGACTGCCCCCACCAGCTTCCCGCTCGATCGCCAGGCTATTGCAGCATCCCTTCCGCTGCCAGCCGGAACCGCTCGCGCTGCCGGCACCCTCGCCGGGCCCGGAGGTGACGTGTCGGTGAAGATAGCGCTGACGCCGCCGCTGACCCCGGCCGACCTGACCGGCAATCTGATTACGGTCAGCCAAGCTGGGCTAGATCAGAGTCGGATCGTGCAGGACACGTTGGCAGACGGCAGCTTTCTATTGTCGCGCCCGCTCGCTCGCCAATTTGTCGCGGGAGACACGGTGCGGCTGTATCTGACAGCGGCCACGGTCACCGCGCGCAGCCGAGGCTTTTGGGGCAATCGCATTTGCCTGCAGTTCACGCAACTCGATGCTGGCGCGTTCAGCTTGACCGTCACCGTCGATCTCGGGCCGGATACGATACCCGTAGAGCAGGAGTTCTATCGCCGCCTCGTGTTCGACGCGACATCGCCCAACGATGCGGCGACAACTCTCGCGGCGCAATCGAACCTGATTAAACTGCAGAACCTTGCGGCACCGATCTCGTTCGATCCGACCGGTCCACTGGGTGGCCGGGTCGTCTATCTCGAGGGCGGTCGCGACGGGCTGGCCGATGTGTCACTGAGCGATTTCAGTGGAAGCACGACCGATCGGCGCGGCCTTCGGCTGCTCGAGGAGATCGACGAGGTCGCTATCATCGCCATTCCGGATGCAGTGCTCAGCATCGAGCCAGCCATGCGCGCGCCGCCTGTCGCGGTGCCTCCCTGCACGCCACCACCTATCGTGCCCCCGCCGATCCTGCCGCCCGATCCTACCGCCGTCCCAAAGACGCTCTCCGACAGCGACCGGTCGACGTTGCAGATGCTGATGATCGAACAATGCGAGCGGCTGAACTATCGCGTCGCGCTGATCGATCCGCCATCGGGATTGCAGCCTGCTGCGATGTCGCAGTGGCCGGCGCAGCAGCGTCTGATCAACCGTTCCGCCCGCTTCGCCGCGCTCTATTATCCGTGGCTCAGCGTATCCGATCCGCTCGGCGTCGAACGCCCGAACCGTGCCGTCCCGCCGAGCGGCCACGTCGCAGGCGCCTATGCGCAAGTCGATCTTTCGGTCGGCGTCCAGCATCCGCCGGCCAATGTCGCGTTGGTTTCGGCCGCCAATGTCGCGCAGGACATTTCGGATCTGCAACAGGGGCCGCTCAACACAGCAAACGTCAACGCGATCCGCGCCTTCCCCGGAAGAGGTATCCGCATTTGGGGCGCTCGCTCCCTCGCGGCTGACGATGCCTGGCGATTCATTCACGTTCGCCGCTTGATGTCGGCGATCGAGGAAACGGTGCAGCGTTCCAGCCGCTGGGCGATCTTCGAGGTCAATGACACCACCCTGCGCAAAACGCTCAGTCATTCGCTGAGCGTGCTGCTCGAAGGTGTCTGGGTGAAGGGCGGCCTGCAGGGCAGCACGCCCGACCAAGGCTTTTATGTAAAGTGCGACGATACCAATAACCCGCAGTCGGTCATCGACGCCGGGCAGGTGATCTGCCAGGTCGGCGTAGCTATCGCCGCGCCGATGGAGTTCCTCGTCTTCGAGATCCGCCAGGATGTCACCGGCGGCGTTGTAGTGGAGAGCTGAGCCGTGTCCGGTCTGCGCACCGATCCGCTCGGTGCCTACAACTTCTATATCACCTTGATCGACTCGTCGAACCTTGCCGGTACGCTGATCAGCCTCGTGGCGAACTATTTTGTTGCTGGTTTTTCGGAATGCACCGGACTCGAAGCCACGATGGAGATCTTTGACTACCGGGAAGGCGGTCAGAACAGTTATGTGCACCGCTTCGCCACTCGGGCAATCTACCCCAATATCACGTTGAAGCATGGCGTTATTTTTCAATACGACGATTTGTGGACCTGGCACTACGGCTGGGTGCAGGGCCGGGGAAAGCGCAAGGACGGGCTGATCGTACTCGAAAACGACGCGCACAACCCGGCGAAGGTATGGCGGTTCAAGCGTGCAATCCCGACGAAATGGGTCGGGCCATCTCTGAACGCGAGCCAAAGCGCGGTAGCGATCGAATCACTCGAGATCGCGCATGAAGGCCTGGTGCTGGAAGTCGGAGCATAATGAGGGGCGAGGCAATGTCTGACGTATCGATCGAAGAAGTCAATACGACGCTGGAGATCACCGACAACGCAAGTCTTGCTAGTAGCGATATACGCAAGCTGTTGGCCCTCGTCAGGGAGCAGCTGCGGGTTGAGGCCGAGCGCGCCGCAATGCGCCGAGAGGACGGCGATCTGCGCGATCGCGCTTGGCTGTCCGACGTGAAGCCGGAGTAGCGCCCGTGCCATTGGAGAATTTGACCATCACCCCGGAGCGCGGCACCCCAATCACCGCGCGGTTCAATCCGGAGCGCTACACGGTCTCGAAGAGCCTGCAGCTCGCCGAGATCGGCATTCCGGGCCTCGATTCGCCGGTCGTGCAATACGTGCGCGGTCAAAACGAAAAGATCAGCATGGAGCTGTTCTTCGACACGACCGATTCCGGGATGACCGGAGACGTGACCGACGTGCGCGGAATGACGAATCAGGTCTATCAGCTGTTGAAGGTGAATGGCGAACTGCACGCGCCGCCTCGCGTCACACTGCATTGGGGCAAGGGGGATCAGCTCACAAGTCATGGGACAAACATTCCACCTTGGCTGGTGCTGGAGAGCATCAGCGAGGAGTTCAACCTGTTCAGCCCCGACGGCGTGCCGCTGCGCGCCAAGCTGACCGTCTCGTTTCGCGAGGCCTGGACAATCGAAGAGCAGCTGCAGGTCACGCCGCGGCATTCCAGCGATCGCACCAAGCTGCACCGAGTCCTTCGCGGCGAGACGCTGAGCCAGGTGGCTTACATCGAGTACAACGACCCGGACGCCTGGCGGCCGATCGCCGAGGCCAACAACCTCGCCAACCCGCGTCTCCTGCAACCGGGCGCCGTTCTGGTCATACCACCGGCCGCCACCGGCAGCAGAGCGCCGGTAACGCCTGCGGGGACCAGCTGATGGCCGACGTCGCGGTCGTCCCGCAAGACGTGTATGTCGGGCAGGATTTCTACGTCCCCGGCTTCCGCATCGTTGTCAAAGGGCGGGAATTGCACACGGTCGAGACAGACGTCGTCAGCCTTACCTATACCGACAGCAAGAACGAAATCGACAGCGCGGAACTGACCGTCAACAATTGGGACCCCAATGGCAACGGCCCGGGCCTCGGTTGGTGGAAGTACAGCGACACTGACATCTTCAATCCATGGCAGGACATCGAGCTCTATATGGGCTACTACCGTAACGGCAACGACGAGCTCCGCCGTATGATGGTAGGCGAGATCGTCCGTATGACCCCAAACTTTTCCGCCGGCGGCGCCGCGACGCTCTCAGTCCGTGCGCTGAACGTGCTGAACCGGTTTCGCAACGCGCAGATCAGCAAGGATTATTTCCAGAAAAAGGATTCCGAGATATTTCGCGACATCGTCAATACCGTCGCGCAGCAACTGCGCCAGCAATTTCCTAATCTCGACCTGGTCACCGACGGTGACGAGATTGAGCGTAATCTGGCGCAGGAGAAGGAGATCAAGCACCAGACGATCAAGCAGGAATACGCGATCAATTTCCTGTTCAAGCGCAGCCGAGAGATCCGTTACGAGCTGTCGGTCGATGACGTGCAGCAAGGCAGCCGTCGCGTGGTCACCGTTCACTATCGGCCGGCCAATGAGGTCATGCGGCCGACCTACATTCTCGAATGGGGCAAGTCGCTGATCAGCTTCCAGCCGAGCCTCGCCACCGCCAACCAGGCGAGCAAGGTCATCGTGCGCTACTGGAACCCCGATACCAAAAAGAAGTTCGAAGGCCAGGCCATCCTCGCCGATCTGAAGACGGAAGGAGTGATCGATCCGATGGCGGATTTGAACCTGGAACAAGGCCCGCAAGCGCAGAAGACCGAGATCGTCACGGATCATGTGGTGCAGAGCGACGCCGAGGCGACGGAGGCGGCGAAGAGCCGCCTGCGGGTGATCGCACAAGGGCTCGTTACCGCCAAGGGTCGCACCATTGGCCTGCCCGATCTGCGCACCGGCAGCAAGATCCAGATCGGCAAACTCGACCCCAACACTGGCCAGAGGATACCGGGGAAGGGGCTCGGGCGGTACGACGGCAACTATGTGGTGGAGCAGACGACGCACACAATCGGCGACGGCGGCTATAGCACCGACTTCACCGCGCGCATGGAGAAAAATCGGGTATGAGCACGATTAATGGTGTCGTGATCGGGCTGGTGACGCAAGTTCAGCCCGGCCAGGTCAAGGTCAATTTTCCCTGGCTCGAGGACCAGCACGAATCCGATTGGATTCGCATCGCCACGGCGATGAGCGGGAACGGTCGCGGCACATTTTTCATGCCCGAGCTACACGACGAGGTGCTGGTCGCCTTCGACCAGGGCAATCCGCGCATGCCCTACATCGTCGGTTTCCTGTGGAACGGCCAGGACCAGCCGCCGGGGCAGGACGTCCGCGACCGTCGCATGACGTCGCGCAATGGCCACACCGTGCGGTTTCTCGACGCAACCCCGTCCCAGGGCAGCGTCGGTGCTCTGGTGGTCGAGGATGGGCACGGCAACCGGATCGTGATGTCGAACAGCAAAATAACGATCCAGTCGACCGGTTTGCTGGAGATCGACGCGGCAGTGATCACGCTCAACGGCCGCGTCGTCGCCGACGGCCCCAACCCAATTTGAAAGTACAACGATGCCCAATATCGACATCGCAGTGGATGCCGACCTGCGCAAGGTGTTCAGTCTGCCGCCCTGCTCGGAAATCTCGATCCCGGGACCGCAGCCGCTGAAAGTGCAGCTGCCCACCGGCGGTTTCATCAGCGCCTTCGCCGATATTTCGAAGGGTATTCCGACCGACTGCTCGATGACCTTCAGCCTGCTGCTGCAGATCGCGCCGTTTCTGGCGGCGAGCGAGTGCCTGATCCGGGTGCTGAAGCTCCTGAAGCCGCTGATCGAGGTGATCAAAAGCCTGCCAACTCCGTCGCCGGCTCTGCTGGTCGAGTTTGGCCAAGCCGCCGTCGAGCTCGCGCCCTGTTTGCTGGTACCCACGCCGCTTGCGATAATTCCGTTCATTCGCGACCTGCTCTGTCTGCTCCTGCGGGTGCTCAACTGCTTCCTCAGTCAGATGAAATCCCTGCTTAGAGTGCTGGAAGGCTTGGAGCTGAAACTCAACCTCGCACTGCAGTCCGGGAATTCCGAGCTGGTCAACACGATCCAATGCGCGCAGGCAAATGCCAACGCCCACGTTCAGCATCTTACCTCGTCGCTCGAGCCGGTGGGGGTTCTGCTCGATCTCGCCAGCGCGTTGTTCGAGATCGCTGGCGTCCCAACCATCAAGCTGCCGACGATCGGATCGCAGAGCGACCTCGCGAGCCTCAATGCCTTCGTCCAGGCTGTGCAGGAGGTGACCGTGGTCATTCAAGTCGCCGCCGATGCTCTGGGAGGCTGCGGCGAATGAGCAACGCTACGAGCACGCTTGGCGACATCATCGGCACCGGCTGGAAATTCCCGATCAGGGTCAATGCCAAGGGCGGGCTCAGCTGGTCGAACGGCGCGGACCGCGTCCGCGATGCCGTGTGGATCGTGCTCGCTACGGCGTCCGGCGAGCGGGTCATGCGCCCGACCTTCGGTGCCGGGGTGGAGAACTACGTCTTCGAACCAAACAGCAATGTCTCGCGCACGCGCCTCGCCTCGGCGATCCGCGAGGGGCTGACGCGCTGGGAGCCGCGGATTAGCCTCGTCAACATCGAGGTGAGCCAGGGTGACGAGCCCAGCCTGGTGAACGTGTCGATCAACTACACGATCCGCTCCACCAACGAACTCTTCAACCTCGTATTCCCGTTTTACGTTCAGGAGGGCGCCGGCTGATGCCCCTTCCCGATATCGACCTCGACGACCGGCGGTTCGAGGATCTGTTCAACGAGGCGCGGCGGCGCATCCCGGCGTATACGCCGGAGTGGACCGATCACAATGATAGCGATCCCGGCATCACGCTGCTTCAGCTTGCCGCCTATCTCGAGGAAATCATCATTTGGCGCCTCAACCAGTTGCCGCAGAAAAACTATCAGAAATTCCTCGAATTGGTTGGGCTCAACCTGCTGCCGGCCGCGCCGGCGCATGCCGATTTGACCTTTACCCTCAGCAAGGGCGCGGTGTCGGCAGCCATCCCGACCGGGACCCAGGTGGCGCTCGGCGGCGGCAGTGCGCAGCCGATCCTGTTCGAGACCGATCAGCCGTTGACCGCGCTCGGTCTTACACTCGTCGCTGTACAGAGCTTCGACGGCGCACAATTCACACTGCGCACCGACGCCAATGCGATCAATGGACCGCCCGGCTATGCTGCGCTCAGCAACACGCCGCAGCGCAACGCCGCTCTCTATCTAGGTTTCGACCAGCCATTCCCGGCCGGCACGCATCGCCTGACGATCTATCTTGGAAGCTTCGGGACGCCGGCACCGGTGCAGGGCGGCGGCACTCAGCTCACTGCGCCGGCACCGCCGGTCCAGGCCTATTGGGAATATTGGGCCGGCGATGCGGCACAGTGGCAGCGGGTATCGCAGATCGACGACGGGACCCAGGCGCTGACCCAAAGCGGCGCGGTGTTGTTCACGGCGCCGTCCGATGCGCAGCCGCGTCAGCTCGGCTTGCTGATGACGCCGAGCGACCCTACGCTCTATTGGTTTCGCTACCGGATCGACCAGGTGCTCGGGCCGGGCTATCCGAGCCCGCCGATGGTCGAAGGCGTACTGCTCAACACGGTTCCGTCGACCAATGCCGCGACCGAGCAGGATGTGCTGCTCGGCGCCGCAAACGGACGTCCCAACCAGACCGTGCAGCTGCCGCTCTTTCCGGTGCTGGGGCTGGATCCCGGGGTTACGGGGATCATTGCGGTCAATGAGGGTGACGGCAACGGTTTCGTTACCTGGACCGAAATCGAGGATTTCGCCGGCGCCGGGCCGAACGACAAGTTTTATACGCTCGATCACCCGACGGGGCTGGTCAGTTTCGGGGACGGCACGAATGGGGCGATCCCGCGCTGGCTCTCGGGCAACGGCAGCAACCGCGACGACGCCGACTTCGTCAACATCAAAGCCACCAGCTATCGCTGGGGCGGCGGGTCCGCCGGCAACAGCGGACCGAACACGATCACCGGGCTGCGCGCGGCCATTCCGTTCGTGTCGAGCGTTACCAATCAGCGTGCCTCTTATGGCGGTGCCGACGAAGAGACGATCGCGGCGGCAGAAGCGCGGGCGCCGATGGTGCTGCGCACCTCGAACCGCGCTGTCACCGGCGAGGACTTCGCTTTCCTCGCGGAAGAGACGCCGGGCGCGCAGATCGCCCGCGCCCAGGCCTTCCCGCTGCTCAATCCCAACTTTCGCATGACGCGCTCGGCGGTAGACGGAACGGCGCAGCCCGAAGTGCCGGTGCCGGGGGCGGTCACGGTCATCGTCGTCCCCCAAAGCACGAACCCGCAGCCTATGCCGACCGACGGCATTTTGCAGATCGTCGCGCAGTGGCTCGACCAATACCGGCTGTTGACTACAGAGCTCTTTGTCGCGCCCCCGCACTACCGGCAGGTGACGATCCAGGCCAGCTTGATCGCCGCCCCGCCCGCCGATGCCGGCATCGTGCACGACGCGGTGGTCAAGCAGTTGCTGGACTATTTCCACCCGCTCACAGGTGGCCGCACCGGTACCGGCTGGGATTTCGGCGGGACTCTGTATTTTTCCGAAACCTACCGCCAGATCCTGGACATTCCGGGCGTGCTGCTGATCGTCACCGGTTCGCTCAAGACGTTCGTCGATGGTTTGCTGCAACCGGCGGCAGCCGACGTCCTGCTGCAGCCGGACGAGCTGGTCTACTCGCTGACCCACGACATCACGGTGAGCTACTCGTGAACGCGCTTCCGTCCTACCGGCAATATCTGCTGCTGGCGCCGCAGCCCGGCTGGCGGGCGACTGCCACGGCGCTGAGTACGGACGCGTCTGGTGCGTACAGCCTCGACGCATTGCCGGGAGCGGCGGCGGCCCTGCCCGTGTTGACCGGTGTCGCGCCGATCGCACCGGTTGCCGTTGCGGCAGAGACAGACGGTCCGGTCCATGTCCTCGATGCCGCAGACATGCGGATCAAGGTCGTGGACATCGCCGGAAAACGACCGGGGTGGGCACTGCCGGGCGTCGGTGGCAGCGGTGGCGATGCGCGGCATTTCCGGAGCGCGCAGGGGATTGCGCTTCTCAAGCGCGGCGCTCTGGCAGTGGCCGATACCGGGAACGGATATGTCAAGATCTTCTCCGCGTACCCCTACGCGCTGCTCGCCGTGTGCGGTCCGTTCGGGGAACCAGCGCGCGTCGCGGCCGGGATCGGCGACCTGCTCTGGGTTCTCGATCGCGCCGGCAAGCGGGTTTTCAGCCTCGATCGAGACCGAGCGACACGGATGACCTTGCCCGGTCTCGTTGCGCCACTGGAACTGGCGACGGACCCCGCGGGCAACATCGCGGTGCTCGACGGCGCCAGCCTCCTGGTGTTTCCGCCTGAGGGCGGCGCACCGGCCGCCGTCGGGACGGTAGCAAACGCCGCCAGCCTCGCATTCGGCGATGCCGGCTTCCTTTATGTCGGCACCCAATCCGGCCTCGTCTACAGCTTTGCGCCGGACGGCGCCGGCTGGCGCCAGGTCGGCATCGGCGTGCTCGGGGAGCAGGCGCCGGTCACCGCGCTGTTGTGGCGCGGCGGCAGCACTCTGATCGCTCTGGTGCGGGAGCCCGGCGCATCGGCCGCGAAGTTGTGGACGATCGACACCGCCGCGGCGCACGCTCGATGTGGGAAGCTAATCACTGACGAACTCGACAGCGGCATCAATGACTGCGTGTGGCACCGGATCGCACTCGATGCCGATATCCCGGTCGGGACGAGCATCGAGGTCGTCACACGAGCCTATAACAAGCCCCCCGGCAGCACCCCGCCCGATCTCGTCGCGCCGAGGATCACGCTCTCCGGCGACCCGCACGACTGCCTGGTGCAGGGCGGGTCCGGTCAATATTTCACGCTGACGCTGACATTGCGCGGCAACGGCATCGCGACGCCGGTGCTGCGCAGCATCCGCATATGGTTTCCGCGCGACAGCTGGCTCAAATACCTGCCGGCAGTATACCAGGAGGACGACCAGAGCCGCAGCTTTCTCTCCCGTTTTTTGTCGATTCTGCAGACCGATTTCGATGCGTTCGACGAGAGGATCGACGATTTGTGGACGCTGTTCGACCCGCTGTCGGTGCCGGGCAAATGGTATGCCTGGCTCGCGGCTTGGCTGGCGTTGCCGATCAAGCCCACGTGGAGCGACGCGCAGCGCCGCTCGGTGCTGAAGGCCGCCTATAGTCAATATCGTCGCCGCGGCACGGTCGCCGGTCTCCAGCAGCTGATAGCGGATTATGCCGGCGTCGGCGCGCGCCTCGTCGAGCATTACCGGCTGCGCCAACTGATCCAGCTCGCCGACGATCCGGCGAAAGCGACGGCGACCGGCGGCGGCAGGCTGTGGAGCCGAGATTTCTATCGTCGCCTGCAGGTCGGCGTGTACAGCCAGGTCGGCTACTTCAAATTGGTTGGCGAACCCGAGCCCGGGGTCGAGCCGGTCGCCTGGGGCGTGCATCAATTCAGTGTGTTCTTCGACGCCGAGCCGCTGAGCATAGACGAGACGCGCAAGGGCGTCGCGGAGGTCGTCGAGCGCGAAAAACCAGCACACACGATGGTCACCTACCGACCGGTTTATGCGCGCATGCGCTTGGGTGTGCAGGCCACGCTCGGCGTCGACACGCGCATCGGCGAAGTGGGCCAGGCCGTGCTGGGGAGGATCTCGACCCTGGGTTACGACGCAATCCTCGCGCCGTCGACGGCGGAACGCGCGTTGCGGGCAATGGGCGCCGTTCAGCGCCCGCGCCTGGGCATCGACGCGAGACTTAGCTGAAGGAGCCAATGCATGAATACGGCAACCGATCATGCCAACATCGGTTCGGACAGCGCGAACCCGGCTCCGGTCGCCACTGCCGGCACCGGAACTCCCTGCGTGCCGTGCGACATCCCGGCTTTCTGCCGGAACTACAATTACCGCGGCAAGCTGCTGACCGAGCGTGAGTTCGCCGACGAGCAACGTTATTTCATCGACAAGATGCGCCTGCACGCGCTGGCCCTGCACGGCTGGGGCGTGGTGTGCGGGCTGCAGGTGAAACCGCACCCTTATTGTCCCGAACTGCGGCTCGTCGTCGAAGAAGGCTTGGCGATCGATTCCTGCGGCCGCGAAATCCGCGTCCTGAAGGACGCCTGGATCGATCTGCCGGGGGCGCCTAAGGCCGGCGAGCGCGAGCCGGAGGACCGCGACGAACGCCGCGAGTGGGACGAGCGCCGCGAACGCGAGCTGGCAGAGCGGGACGAACGCCGCGAGCGCGAGCTGGCAGAGCGGGACGAACGCCGCGAGCGCGAGCTGGCAGAGCGGGACGAACGCCGCGA